TAAACCATGGAATTGGAAATCATTGCCTGCGCCACCGTCATATATGGCAAGTTTTTTAGAATATAAATCTACACCAAAATTAAGTGATGGGTTTGACCCATTATGTGTAACAACATTTGAACTACTATCATATGTTAGATGAACATTTCCCGTTAGTGTGTTAGATGCGCTTCCGAACCCTATTTCTGTTGCCGTTAATGGGGTTGAAGAACCAGAACCTAATAGTGCTTGAGCCTGAGCAACCGTTATATCAAGCGCATTTGCAGTTGACCCTGTGTTGTTTGCTTTAAATGTATTTGCAGGCATCTGAGACAATTTTGAGTTGCTAACTACATTTGTTCCTATAACAGTTGCAGATTGAGTTCCTGTAACATCACCAGACAATGAGCCAGTAAAATTTGTCGCGGATGTTGAAGTTGAAGCATTCCCATTAAGGGACGCAGTTATTGTTCCCGCAGAAAAGTTTCCGCTACCATCCCTGAGAACAATTGTATTAATAGTATTTGCGCTTGTTGCAGTTGTTGCGCTATTTGAGATTGTCCCTCCAGTTATGGAAACAGACGTAGAATCTTGAACTGACATGCTTCCTAGTCCAAGATTTGTTCGAGAAGTAGCAGTATTTGAAACATCAGATAAATTGTTCGAAGGCTGTAAAAAAGTTGAAGGGATAACTGATATTACATTTGCCATTATATCAATGCCAAAACCTGGAACAAGGTTTCTTGTCAATCCGAACTCAACAAATTGTATAGCTGTTGTTCCGACAATTATTGTCCCCGTTGTCGTTTGTAGCCAAGTAATACCAACGTTAACAGTTCCTTCGGTTGATATAGTAAAATCTCCGTTTTGTATTTCAGATGATTCGTCATAATCTGTAGACCTAGTCAATACCCATGCTGTTGAACCGTCACCCACTGTAGTTACGACGTATATACCATTTTGAAAATCAACAGTTTGGTCTTTTACGAGCACCCTATCATTAAGTACGAGCGAAACTCCGTCAATTGAAAGCGCAGCAAGAGTCCCAGAATTTGTTAAAGTTGCACCAATTCCGCCAGAACCATTAGCATATGTTGCATTCAAATTTGCTGTAGTTGCAACACGAACATTTGCTTTTGGATGAAGTCCTGACGAAAAGGAATCTACATAATTTTTTGTGGCTGCTTGAAGCGGCATTGTTGGGTCTGCGTTTAGCGTCAACGAGCCAGTCATAGTCCCGCCAGCAACGAGAAGATAGTCAGTAGAAAAAACAACAGGCACAAATGATGTCCCGTCCCAACATTTCAATAGTTTGTTTGTTGTGTCAAATACTTCTTCGCCTACAACTCTTGAAATGCTAGGCAATGCAGATATTTGAGCACTCGTTAATCGTGGAGTAGACAAACTTCCCGATGTGGTAGTGTTACTAACATATCTAGCCGCTGTAGTAACTTCTCCAAATTCTCCAACCTCATAATATATACCCATACAATTTTCCCCATAATATTTTTAAAAATTTTAAGCAGCAATTACCCATGAAGAACTATTCCACATATATAATTGTGAAGCATCTGTGTCATATACAAAAAGAGCATTAGCTGGCGATGAAATAGCATTTCTTTGGGCAGTAGTCATTAATGAATACGGACGAGTTCCCTTAGTGGTAGATGTAACATCTATTAATGATGATGGGTCTATCGAAGTAGAGCCAACAGTAATTCCTCCCTGTACTTCAAGCAATTTCGTTGAATCATCCCATTCAAAATCAGAACTACTTGTTAAGGTGTTCGTTAAACTTCCGAACGCTATTTGAGTTGATGGAAGAGAAATCGTTAAAGAACCTAGAGCATTATTTATTCCTCTCAAATGACCATTAACAGATATATCTATCGGTGAATAATTCGTGGGTGAAACATAATTAGCATTAATGCTATCGCTTATTGTCACATATTGAACATTTGACTGAGTGGCGCCTCCCGCTAATATTGGTAAATCAGATGCGTTTGTTGTTGCCCAGAATGAACCAGAACCTGTTATCGTTATAGGTTTTAGAGTTAGAGTATTTGCTTCTATAAGCTCTATAGTACCTGAAGATGTATTTGTTATATTTCTAAATTCCCCAATAAGTCCGCCACTTACCAATACGATAACATTATTTGAAGAAGAATTTGTTATATCTAAATCATGACCAATTACTCCGCCAATTATTGTAAATAAATTGTCATTCGGTGATGTTGAATTATATTGAAACCCTATAGTTGAATTTGTGTATGAACCATTTGCATTGCTTATCTCAAATATGGTAGAACTACCTGTTTTTTCTAAAACCTCATTTACCAATAATGATGAATTAGTGTTTGATGGGTCAAATTTTATTGTCCAATTACTAGAAGATGTAATAATAATATTGTCAAATTTTATTGTTGAATTTGGCGCTGATAAAGCCTCAAGATCAAGATTTACGCCTGTCACAGATAATTCTGAGAAATTTCCAACCAATAACGTTCCGCCTGATGCCCAAGACGGGTCAAACGTAACGCTATTTGTGACCGTTAACTTTGCGCCATTTCCATTAATAAATACAAATGGTTTAAATGCTAAATCTGTTTCAGAATATACTCCATTCTGCATTGTAATAACAAAAGTATTTGAAGATGAATTTGTAGTTATAGACGATAATGCAGCAGATAAAGTAGCAAAAGGATATAATATTGAACCGTTATTTAAGTCACTACCAGTCGTTTCGTTAACAAACACCTCATTTCCTGGGAGTATTTTTGAATTAATATAATTCAATATATTAAGTGGGGTTGTTTTGAATGTATGATTAGCTGTGAATGGGCTTCTATCAAATGCCCATATATCAGTGTCTTGTAAATCACCTGGATTTGTAAAGTCATTGTAATGTTTGTTTGCCATTATTTACGTCTCCAATCTAAAATAAATCAACGACATAAAAGTCATTGTCAGTTGAAATAAAAAAATCATCATTTGTATCTATTAATAAATATTCATTTGGCGGAAGCGGAGTGGGAATATTCCCAGAGAAAACAGTTAACAATTTTGATTTTTTAAAGAATTCAGAGTTATTTCCCGACATTTTTTAAACCCCAATAGCAATCCAGTCAAAAAGCCAATTTGAAGAAAAATTACCGCCAGAGGAATAGCTTCCTGTAACAGTTGCGCTTGTTAATCCTGATGTGGTCGTAGAAAGAGAAACAGAAAACCCGCTTGCAGGAACATCGACACTTGATGCCGTAGCTATATAAATTGTGCTTAAAAATGGCGTTGGGAAAGAAAAAGTAACTGACTGTTGAGGCAATGAATTTGCAACAAGCGTATTATTTCCCCACTGTATTTTTAAATTTCCCGGAAGGTTTATAAAACCATTTAATCCCAATGAAGAGGCAAATTGTGTTAATTGTGCATATCTTGCATCTGCTTGAGTTTGGGTAAGTAATTGCGTCAAAGTGGCATTAATAAATGGGGCACCGCCATATACTGAAATATCCCCAGATGTAACGGTTGTTTGGCCATTCGCAACTGTTATGACCCAAGCACCAGTATATCCAGCGTCAGGTGTTGGAGGGACTTGCGTTCCTGTTGTTGCAGGGATCCCTGCTTTTAAGCTCGCAATTAACTCACCTCTTCTTATTGTTTCTACAACCATAGGTGAACTTCCAAAAAATGGTCGATTTTCAGGATTTGTATCTACATCTTGATAGGTTACTTGTATAAGATAATCTATACTTTGCCCTGGAGTCGCAGGAGCAGTTACAGGGAAATTTGTTATTGTTAGGATAATTCCTTGTTTTAAAATTGTATCAGATGTGTCTGGCGGCAAAGGGCCATATGCAGTGTCTTCTAGTGGCTGCATACTATAAATTTCGCCTGGGTTCAAGTTAACAGATAAAGATAGTGGCGAAGTGGGTACGCATGTCAAATCATTAAGAAGCGTGCTACTTCCTAATATTGCTTTAGATAATTTTGCAATAGCGACCATTGTTAATTGATTTGTATAGCAAACGTCTGTTGCAGATAATAATTCACCAGTGTATACAATTGCTCTATCCATTTTTTCTCCTAATCTAATATAGTTACGTGCATTAAAGTTCCGGCTACTTTTGTTATTTCGATTGTGTTTAATATATCTTGATCTGTTACGCAGGAATTTTGAGCATTCCCTCCCGCTCCGTAATAGCTCATTGCATCCTCATAGCAATTATTGTCAAGATAAGCTGTGGTATTTGTAACTAGAGGTGTTGGCCTATACGCCGTAATCCATGCCTGATAAGGACCGCTATCTCCCGCGAATGCTGTATGGTCTAAAAATGTGTGGTCATAAAACCCGCCATCTTCAAATCCTTCATAAATTATTGGTGTTCTGCCAGTTAAATCAAACAATCTATTAATCATATTTTGTCTTGTTACTCTTTGCGCAAGCATTAATTTTTCTATAGAAGACAAAAGGTCAGCGTCGCTTTCTCCGGGGCATCTTTCCAATATGTCACCGAAGAAATCCTCGCATGTGTAATCTAAAAATACATCTGTTGATGTTTGTATTCTTGTTTGAAGTCTCGCATATAGCAAAAGACCATAAACATATGATGCTATATAACCAAACCCTGTGTTTATTGCATCAAGAACTGGATTCTCATCCGAATACCAAGGAGCTGAATATTTAAAAAGAAATGAAACAAATTGATCTATTGTCATATCAGGTAGTCGTCACTGTAAATGTTCCAATATAAGCTCTCTTGTTGAAGTCAACTAAAAGGTCGCTCGTTGAACCGTTTATAGTTAAAACTGTTACTTCAATAATATTTGGGTCAACGTTATAAATTATTTGATATAATTTTGTTATTATGACTGTTTGTCCTATTTCCAAACCTCCAATATAAAAACCCACCGCGTCCTTAATTTCATTAATGATTGTCGTTGAATCTGATAAAGGATTAATTGCGACCTCAACGACTAAATTGGCGGTTAAAACAACTACAGGATAAACTCCTATTTGTATTGCTAAAGCCCTTACGGCGTCAACTTTTTGATATATGTCATTAATTAATGAAGTCGGAGGATTTCCTGAACCATCGTCAATAAAAATGCTTACAAAACCTAGTTGAGTACCTCCAATTGAATTTTTATTTTCAACTATGTTATAAAAAATTGATGGAGTACCATTTGTTATGGCTGTCTGGAATGCCAACAATGTTCCCAAGCTTCTTGAATTAATGAACGGAATAAAACCCTGTCTATAACTATTATCGCTTTGAACGTCATAACCATTAGTAAAAGGTTGTGTATTGTCTACATTGTCTATTCCAACCATTGAGCTAGCAATTTGGTTTATAGCGCCAGCGTTAACATTGCCAGATGAGCCTCCAACTACTGCAATAACAGGAACCTGAATACTTGAAGTTCCTGGTAGTAAAACATAACCATTTAACGGTATGCTGTAATTAGGATTTGAGGGGTCTGCATATACAGTGAATTGAATGGTTGGTGTAGAAGATGTTTGGACTAATCCGCCGGTTGGCACTACTGCCTGATTAGTATTTGTATTTCGTGAGAACGTACATAAACCGGATGATTTTTGAGAAGAATTTCTAAAATATCCATATATTTCAAAAAACGAATCAAGATCACTTCCGGTACATGACCCTGATCGTGTTAATGCAGCTAATTGAAGAACAATGGCTTGTAACCATAAACCAACTCCAGCGTTACTTTCAACAATTGACAGATTTACAGAGCCAACTGGGAATTGAATGTTTGATAATTGAGACTGTATTGCTGTCACCTGATTTGTAACAAGCGCATTAAAATCTAATGTATTTATGGGCATTTTAACTAATCTCGAATGATATAGTCACAGGGGCTTTAGTTATGACACTGTAATAAACAATATCGCATTGCAAAATATCTGGAGTTATTTTTGTAAATGATAATTGTGGCGCAGGAGTTTGAGAAACCGTTTCTTCCATTAAAATGTTTGAAATTATTGTGTTTCTAATATAATCATAATTATCATTGCTTAACGCCTCACCAACAAAACGACCTATTCCTGCGCCATATGTTGGATGCCAAAAATATGTACCAGGATTTGTTAATAATCTTCGTATGATTGCTTGCTGAGTCAATAGTTCATTATCTGACAAAAGCAAATCACCATAAGGCGTAAGCATTAAATCATTTCCAAAATTTTGACTTATTTGCATTTTATTGCGCCTCTAGCGTTGTTGTTAATTGTGCAGAAGTCATTTTGTACGGGGCATCTGTAGGTGAACCTCCGCCATGGGTATGATTGTTGTATAAATTCTCGAAAGACTGATTTATAAGAGATTGAACTGTGCCCCCATTTGATATACTTGTCATAGGAGAATCTATTGAAACTGTGCTATTTCCTGCTACTGTTACATTACTAGTCCCTGTTATTGTTACATTTGTTGAATTCACGATAACATTATTTGCGCCTTTTATTTCTACATTTCCGTTGTTTTCAATTTTTATGAAAGAACCAGACGGATGAGTAATCCACCATTCGCCAGACGGAACTGCTGGGGGGGCGTCTTCATCACTATATAATCTTCCTATGACAATCCCGTTATTTAAGCTCCCTTCTTGGAAAACAATTACAACTTGATCATTAATATTTGGCGCACCAACCTCCCCTATAAATCCTGTCGATAATGGTATCCAACCGCTTTGGCTTCCTTCAGGATTTTCTTGATCTGAAGGTTGTATACTTACTTGGACTGTTGAATCAGAAGGATTATAAGACGTAATAGTTCCCAACCTAACAATAGATGAAAAATTCGTACCAATTCCAGACTGGAACCTCATTGAATTCAATAGTACGTGCATTAGAAAGTCAACATACTATTCGGAGAGTGATTTTTAGCTTTTAAAACCATTTCATAT